CTTATAGATATTCCATATCTGATGGAACTAACAATAATAATATATACATTGAGTTAGGTAGTAGTAATGTTTCAGCAGTTGGAAGATTAAGTGGAGTTAATCAATTTGCTTTAAGTAGCAGCCAAACAATTACAAACACAAATAAAATAGCTTTGAAATATAAAGCTAATGATTTTGCATTATGGATTAACGGAACAGAAGTAGCAATAGACACAAGTGGAAGTACCTATTTAGCCAATACTCTTAATTCTTTACAATTTGACAGAGGAGATGGTTTTATTGATTTCTACGGAAAATGCAAAGCACTAGCAGTATTTAATGAGGCTTTAAGTGATGACGAACTAAATAATTTAACTGGCTGATGAGTTTAAGATTAACAGAAATATGTTACCCAGAGGTAAAGAGTTACTACATCGTTTGGGACGATAGCGAGGCGATAGTATCGTATGGAGTGCTAGAGACTTATCAATGCTTAGAGACTAAGTGGGACAATGTAGACTTATACACTAAGGAAATAGATTGGATAAACATATTAATAGATAACGGTATTAACCCATTTCCAGAGCAATGATAGTATCAGCTAAAATAGACGAAAAAGAACTTAAACAAATTATAAAAGATTTGGATAAGTTATTTCCTAGCTCAGACACTAAGCTAAGAGCTACTCTTAGAAGTGCTTTGAGAAAGTCTGCTACTCCTTTGAGAAGTGAGCTTAGAACGAATATAAAGAATGATATTAAGCCGTTAAGACCAGGTGCTGAATCTGATAAAACTGGACAGCTTGTTAAGTCTATAGGTATAATAAACGGAAAGACTAAAGGAGGGAGAAAGCCTAGCGTTTATGTAGGACCAAGAGTAAAGGGTAGTTTTTCATCTAAAGATAAAACTGGATTTTACTTTTACTTTCACGAGTATGGATATTATAACGCTCCACCATTAAGAATGCTTGACAAGACAGCAAGAGCAAAAGGGCAACAAGTAATGGATAGTGTAATTACTAAACTCAAAACGATTATAGAAAAACGATTTGCTAAAACAATGAAGTAATGGAGATAGGAAAAGTAATATACAACATACTTAGCAACGACTCAAACGTAGCTCCTTTAGTTACTACAAGTGGCAACTTGAGAATCTTTCCAAGTCGTTACAATTTCCCTACTGACGTTAAGTTACCATACATTACTTATCAGATGTTTGGAGATGAGCCTAACAACACTAAGAACGGAGTAAGTGAGTACGACTATGTAAGAGTACAGATAAGCTTTTACCATAACAACTATGCTGACTTAGTAACTTTAGCTGGTCATATTCGTACAGCTTTAGATTATGTTAGTGGCACATATAGTGGCGTAGTAGTAGATAAGATATTTTACCAAGACCAGAACGAGCTATACGATGATAGTGCTGGTTCTATTGGTTTATATGGTATAGCACAAGATTACAGATTTAACATAAATAGATAGATATGGAAACCTATAAAGTAAAGATAAAAAAGAACATTGAGTGTAGAGGAGTAGAATATGTAGAAGGCGAATCTTACAAAGTAGTAAGAGCAGTCTTTAACTTCTTACAGCATAACGATGCAATAGATACAACAAAGAAAAAATCTAAGAAGAAGGAAACTTCTGAAGATTTAGATATTAGCTAATTATAAATTTTAAAATTAAAAGAAAATGGCAATTTTTAACGGAACGGATTTAATCCTAAAAGTTTCTCCTAGTAGTGGAGGAGCTGAAGCGAAATTGATGCATTCTCAGAATGTTTCACTTTCAATGAATGTAGATACAATAGACATCTCAACAAAAGACTCTGCTGGTTGGAGAGATTTGTTAGGTGGACAAAAGTCTTTTAGCCTTTCGGCTGATGGTCTTATGGACTTCTCAGCAACTGCTGGAGATACTGATGTAGCTGAATTATTTGACCAGATGTTTGATAGAACAGCAGTAGACTTTACTTTTGCTCTATCTACTCCAGCTGGTTATACAATTACTGGAGATGGTTTTATTACTTCTCTTGAGATTTCTGGCGGTACAGAAGATGCTCCAGTTTACTCGGTTTCAATAGAAGGCAGTGGTGAGTTAACTAAGACTGCTGTATAATAATTTCTTTGTTGGTTGGGGATTGTGCTACGGCACGTCTCCCAACTAGCAATAACTTAAACTAACAAAGATATGTACGAAATTGTAATAATAAACGGTAAAGATTACCCAGTAAGATTTGGAATGAACTCATTGAGATTATTCTGTAAAGATACTGGAAGAAGTTTAGCTGACTTAGATAAGCTAGGAGATGGTATGAGCTTAGACGATGCTTGTTATCTAATCCTAAACGGAATAAAAGATGGCTCTAGAGTGAGTGGTCAAGAATGTTCTTTAAATGTTGATGATGTCGCTGACTTGCTAGACGAAGATTTTGACGCACTAAATAAAGTGTTAGAAGTATTCTCAGAGCAATTCTCTGCTAAATTTGAAACGGAGGGAAACGACAAAGCCACGAAGAAAGTGGCAAAGAAGAAGAAGTAACTTGGGATAGTTTAGAAGCTATAGGTTATGGCTTCGGATTACTACCTAAAGACTTTTGGAGTCTAACCTTTCATGAGTTTATCTGTATGCAGAAAGGCTTTAACGATAGAGTAGAGAAAGAACAGCAATGGGAGTGGGAGAGAGTGCGATGGTTGGCTTGTGTTAATTTACAGCCACATACAAAGAAAGGACAAAACCTAACACCACAAAAGCTGATGAAGTTTGATTGGGAGAAAAAGAAAGTTAAGACCGACATTAAGAAACAAAAGAAAAGAGCAGAATATATTAAAAAGAAATACGAATTGCTAAATAAAGACAATGGCTGAGAAAACATTAAGTATTAAATTAAGTCTAAACGACAAGCAGTTTCAGAGTAGTCTCAAAAAGTCAATGAGGTCTATGAAAAAGTTCG